GAATTTGATGGAGAAGATGAAGACTCCATCATTGCAGAAAAAACAACACAAGCCCCAAATTTTTGGGATGGTGACTACGATTACTTCTGGTCACTAGAGATAGCCAAGAGTGGGCTACTCAATAAAACTTCACAAGCGAGGAAATTCCTCAAACCAGACGAACTAGATAAATTAAATAATAAGGAGTACAGCGAAGAGGAAAGGGCTGAACTCAAACAAGTAATTCTTAAAGAAAGGATGAAGCTTGGAGTTATACCCCATCCTGATTTTCTAGACGGAGGTAACCACATGATAGTAGGTAAGTCAAGGCGTAAAGGATATTCCTATAAGAATGGATGTATCTGTGCTAATACCTATAATACTGAAAGAAGTAAGCAAATTGTAATAGGAGCTTTTGAAAAGAAATACCTATATCCGAATGGTACTATGGGTATGACTACTAACTTCTTAAACTTCTACAATCAGAGTACTGGTTGGAAAAAGTCCAGAGACTTTGTAGATAAGCAGGACCACAAGAAGGCAAGTTATAAAGTAGTACTTAATGGTGTATCCACAGAAATGGGTTACAAAAGTGAAGTATTTGCATTAACATTTAAAGACAATCCAGATGCAGCAAGGGGTAAGGATGCCAGGGTTCTTCTGCTGGAAGAAGCTGGTGCCTTTCCTAATTTAAAGGAAGCATACAATGCCATCTATCCTGCACTTACTGCAGGTAGGTTCATTACAGGCCAGATTATTATATTTGGTACAGGTGGTGATATGGAAGTTGGTACAGTAGACTACGCAGAAATGTTCTATGACCCGCTGACCTTTAAGCTTATGCCATTTGTAAATATATGGGATGAGAATGCTGACAATACATACTGCGGTTTCTTCCATCCAGTGGAAGTAAATCTAGAAGGATTCATGGATGAACAAGGCAACTCTGATAGAGAGGCTGCCAGATTGTTTGAACTAGAGAGAAGGAGAGTAGTGCTAGAGTCCTCTTCAGGAACAACAGCATATCAAGGACATATTCAGGAATTTCCATTCTCCCCCTCAGAAGCTTTTCTTACTGTATCTGTAAACGATTTTCCAATTGTAGAGTTAAGAAACCAACTCAATAAGGTAGTCCGGGAAAAGCTTATGCTTATAAAAGGAACACCAGTAGAGTTATATAAAGATGACTCAGGTAAAGTACAGGCAAAACCAGACTTAACCGGTAAACTATTCCCAATAAAGAATTATAAAGTAAAACAGAAGGACCTCACAGGATGTCCCGTGATTTATGAATATCCTCAAAGTGGCTCTCCCAAGGGCTTATATAAAATAGGATATGACCCTTATAAACAGGACCAATCACAGGGAGTCTCCTTAGCAGCAATTTATGTGTATAAGACTGTAAGAAGAGGAGACCCTACAAAGAACATGATAGTAGCTTCGTATGTGGGAAGACCACAAACTACAGATACAGTTAATAGAATAGCAGAGATGCTAGCCGAGCTGTATAATGCTGAGGTTATGTACGAGAACGAGGTACCAGATGTGAAGAAGTATTTTGAGAGAAGGAGAAAGCTCCACCTACTAGCAGCACAACCCGATGGAGTAATAAACAAAACAATTAAGAACTCAAAGGTGGCACGTATATATGGATGTCATATGAATGAGAAGTTGAAAGATGCTGGAGCAAAATATATCAAACAATGGTTACTTACAGAAAGAGACTTTGATGAGTATGGTACAGCATTGACAAATATGGACTTTATCTATGATATAGGTCTTTTAGAAGAATTAATATTATATAACAAGAAAGGTAACTTTGATAGGGTCATGGCTCTTATGCAAGTCATGTTTCAAATCGAGGAAGACGATTTGGGGAAGGAATATGAACAGCGTGGTCATAACGATAATGTAGAAGACCTGAAGAAGTTAATGGAGAAAATTTATAAAAAATAACGGGTATGGAAGTAGGTCAAGTAAAGAAAGCTAGGTTAACTATGGCACAAAAGAATGCCAATGGAAAAGCCTGGTATAAATACAAAGCTGATGAGCTTAAAGGTATGGCATTTACATCAACGGTATCTAATGGAGAGGTATCAGAATATGTCAGAAAGAGAGTCAATTATGACCTCTTTAATGGAATCTTAGATGTAAGAGATTTTGAATATGTGTGTAAACCCTTTGGGGCTGAGACTGGTGAATTACCAGCATCCTTCTCTAATAAGGATATCGTCTCAGCAAGGATTAAGACACTACTAGGTATGGAAATAAAAAGACCTTTTAGTTGGATGGTGTATGCCCTCAACGAAGAGGCAACTACTAGAAAGGAGGAAGAGCAGTTTGGAAGAATAAGGGAGTATGTAGTCAATACTATCATGGCCCCTATAAAGCAGGAGATGGAAATGAAGATGATGCAAGAATCTCAAGGACAAGAGCTCTCGGAAAGTCAAAAAGCTGAATTACAACAAAGATTAGCCCAGGAATTAGAGGCTATGACTCCTGATAGAGTAAAGAAATATATGGAACGCGAGCACCAGGACCCAGCAGAGGCACTAGCCCATCAGCTGATGAGAGTACTGTTGCAAAAGTGTGACGTAAAGAGAAAGTTCTCAAAGATATGGAAGCATGGTCTTCTCTCTGGGGAGTTAGTTGGATGGATTGGGGATAAAAATGGACTTCCTGATATGGATGTTATTAATCCAATTCGTTTTGACTATGATAAGTCTCCTGATAATGAATTCATTGAAGATGGAGAGTGGGCTGTAGCCGAGTATAGGATGACACCTACCCAGGTTGCTGTACTCGCGGGGAAAGAACTTACTCAAACAGATATAGATGCACTATTTGAAGGAGCCCTTAAAGGTTCACCTATTTATGATAAGGATTGGAACTTTGATGATAGTGTAGAAGGTGGAGACAACACCGTATCTGTATATCACTGTACATGGAAAGACTTAAGAAGGTTAGGTTTCTTAAGTTTTGTAGACCCATATACAGGAGAACTGCAGATGAAAATAGTTGATGAAAGTTATGTGTTAAATGAACAACTCGGGGACATTTCCATAGAATGGGAGTGGATACCGGAGTGGTATGAAACCTATATTATAGGTGATGGTAAATATGTAAAGATGAGGCCAGGTCAAGGGCAGTTCAAAGACCTTTCTGACCCGTATAAATGTAAGCTTCCCTACTACGGAGCTGCCTTTGACAACCTCAACTCTGAAACTACCTCACTTATGGATAGGATGAAAGTTTGGCAATACTATTATAATATTATAATGTATAGGATAGAACTTCTGATGGCATCTGATAAAGGTAAAATTATGCTCATGAATATTAATTCTATTCCAAAGAGTTCAGGTATAGACATTGAAAAATGGATGTACTACGCAGAGGCTCTTAAGATAGGATGGGTAAATCCTAACGAGGAAGGTAACCGGGGTATAGATGTTACTCAGATGGCTAAAGAGATTGATATGTCTTTAGTGTCGGATATTAAGAAGTACATTGAACTTGCAGAGTATATTGATGCGCAGTGTGGTAAGTCAGTGGGACTCGATGACCCAATGCTAGGTCAGATATCACCTTCTGAGGCAGTAGGTAATACTCGTCAGAATATCACACAGTCAACTCACATACTTGAGCCTTATTTTGACTTATTTAATAATGTGAAGCGTAACATGCTTCAAGCTCTTATAGAGCAGGCAAAGGTTTCTTACTCTGATGCGGATGGTGAGAAGCTGGCTTATGTGTTAGATGACATGTCAATGCATATGTTAACTATAGACGCTGGGTTACTTGATTCCTCTACTTATGGAGTCTACGTAGCTAACTCTTCAACTGCACACGAGGCTATTCAACTGGTTAAGGAAATGGCACACGCTGCAATGCAGAATCAAGCTATTGACTTATCTGATGTTATTAAAGTTATTAGAACTGAAGGTATCCAAGAGGCTGAAGAGCAACTCGCAGTATCTGAAGATAAGAAGCGTAAACAAGTACAACAACAAGAGATAGCTGCCATCCAAGAGCAAGGTAAGAATGATGAAGCAGCAAGAGACTTTGAAAGAGAGAAGATGCAATTTGAAAGAGAGACTGACCTTATGATAGAGGATAAGAAAACTGAAAGAGACTTAGCTAAACAGGCTATGCTCTCTGTTGGTTTTAACGAGGACAAAGATGTGGATGATGATGGACAGTTAGATGTGTTGGAAATCTATAAGAACCAGAAGGAAGTAGACATTAAGGAACGTAAGCAATCACTTGATGAGAATAAGTTTGAAGAAGAAAAGAGACAAAACAGAATAAAAAACAAGCTAGAGGAGAGGAAACTTAAGAAGCCCTCTGGCGGTAAGTCCTAATTTAGCTATTAGGCATAACTTTAAAAAAGTTAAGTTTTAAACTTGAATTATATTAATATTTAATCTTAAATTTGTGTAGAATGGCAAAACAAGCAGAAGCCCAAGAAAAAGGTACCGTCAGCAACAGTGTACAATCACTAGAAAATTTCGATTGGGATGACGGTACAGGTGACTTTTTTGGTGTATCAGGAACAGCAGTTACTGAGCCAGTAAAGTCAGAGACAAAAGAAGTAGTAGAAGAAGAAACTACTAAGACAACCGGTAAAAAAGAAGAAGAAGAAGAGACTCAACAGGATGACAATAATTCTGAAGTCTTCTTTTCTATTGAGGATGATGAAGAGGAACAAGCTCAGAAACAAACTCAATTAGAAAAGGGGGAAGAAGAAGAAGAAGAATCTGAAGAGGATTATTACAAGAAACTTACCGAGACATTTAAAGAAAAAGGAGTCTTCTCGACTGTAGAAGTTAAAGAAGACGAACAAATAACAGAGGAAAGGTTCTTTGAATTACAAAATGAAGAAGTAGAAGCAAGGGTTGAAGAAGCTCTTGAAGGTTTCATGGAGGAACTCGACAAGGATGCAAAAGACTTCTTAAAGTTTAAGAAGGAAGGTGGTAACACTAGTGAATTTTTTGCAACATACAGTCAAGGTTCTACACTGCCTAAAGGAGATATTTCTGATAAGGCTTTCCAAGAAAAGATTAGTCGATACTATTACACCAATGTGGAAAAATTAGACCCAGAGGATGTAGAAGACAGAATTGATTGGTTGAAAGACGGAGGGAAACTTGCTAAGTATGCTGAGAAGCAGAATTTAAAACTCATTGAGCTCGACAAGAAACAAAAAGAGGACTTACAAAGTCAAGCACAGGCGAAGCAGAGAGAACAACAGGAAGCTAGAAAAGCCTTTGTAAGTAGTGTCAAGGAGACATTGGATAGTACCGATGAAGTTGACAACTTTAAGTTCAGTCCCAAGGAGAAAGAAAAACTTCATGCTTTTATTACAAAACCTTCCGTATCAATAGGTAAGAATAAATACCTGACAGGAATGCAGGATAAACTCCAAAAAGCTTTATCCGAACCTGGAAAGATGTTAGTACTTGCTAAACTATTGTACAATGATTTTGATGTAAGTGATGTGGTGGCTGCCACTACTACAGAACAGACCAAAAAAGTCAAGAAGGATATACAAAGAGCTAAATCTACTGTAAGACCTTCCAGCTCTGGAAGAACAAGGAAAGAAAGGAATTTGGCAGATTACTTTTAATTTTATTCAATTAAATATTTAAACTATGGCGAAAGTAGCAAGTAAGTTAATTACAAAACAAATGCCTTGGCACGCCAACATGACTGAGATGAACCATCTCGGTAAGGCTCTTATTGCCAAGCCAGACAAGTTTGAATCTAAAATTGGGGAATTATTTACAGCTCAGAGATATTCTGATAACCCACTTACTGCAATGGCCCTAAAAGAAGGCAGGCAGGTAAGTACTAACTCTAGTACTTGGGAATGGGATATGAGAGCAGCTAACACTCGACCACTTGTGGTTTTAGAAGATGTTGAGCCTGCTAGCGTTACTCAGAGAGGTAGATTCAAGTCCACTTTTAGACTTAAGCTTGACGAGAATTGGTATCAGCCAGGTGATGTTATCTCTCCTGGAGCAACCAACAAAAAGTATCAATGTCGTATTCAAGAGGAAGGTATGCCTTCTGTGAAGGGTACAATCTACACAGTACGTCTGATGTCAGATGACCCTGCATCCTTTGTCCCGCTGAAGTATTTCAACCCGGGAACACAATGGGGTAAACTATACTCTCAATACGGGGAAGCAGAAGAGCAATCAGGTAGTACTCAGTACGCATTGCCGATTACTCTAGAAAACAGAATGAGTAGATTCAGAAAGAAGTACAAAGTTACTGGAGACGCTCATGATGAAGTGCTAGCAGTTAAAATACCAGACTCTAAAGGTGTATACCATGATTCATGGGTTAAGTATGCTGAAGTAGAGTACTGGCAACAGTGGTATCGTGAATTAGAGCGTGGATATTGGTACTCAAGAAGTACTGATAGTGTACTTTCTGCAACTGGTAGACCTATTAAAACAGGTCCTGGATTGCAAGAGCAGCTCGAAGATTCACATATCCAGAGATATTCTCACCTTTCTGCAAGGTTGATTGAGGATTATCTCATGGACATTTTCTATTCAAGAGTTAAACCCGGAAAATCTCGTAAGGTTATCGGTATGGCTGGAGAATACGGAATGGTCCAATTCCATAGAGCCATCCAAGACTGGGCTTCAAAAACAGGATTTATTCAAGTAGTTGACCAATTATTCGTACAGAAGACTTCTTCTCCTATGAATGAGAATGCATTGGCTGCTGGATACCAGTTTGTGAAGTACCGAATGGCAAATGGAGCTGAATTAGAATTAGTACACAATCCTCTTTATGATGACAGAGAAATCAACTTTGAAATTGATGACTTGTCTGGATTCCCTGTGGAGTCTCAAAGAATCACTTTCCTAGACTTCTCAGGAGAAGGAAAGAATTCTAACATAAAGATTGTGAACAAGAACAAATCATACAAACTTGGGTATGTTGCTGGTTTGACCAATCCTTATGGTCCTAACGATGGCAAGTTGATGAGTCACTCAGGTAACTACTATGAAATGCACGTTGAAAAGCAATGTGGTATGCACGTAGAAGATATCTCTAGATGTGGTGAATTAATTTTGTCACGAAATAGTTAAGATTAAAAGGAAAGATTTATGGGGGTGATTGAGTTCATCCCCCTAAATTCAATTTATCCAACAAGTTCTTTATTTATTGTATAACCAAAAAAGTAAACAAATGAAAGTAGAAGTTAGACCGTTAGACATTCCCAGATGGCACGGAAAAAGAGGAAGAGAAGCATTCCAACAACCACAAACCATTAGAGCTTTATATGACCCCACTGTAGGGGGTTACGCTACTGGCTTGACTGAAGAAGAAGAAAAAAAGTACCAAAAAGAGTTAGGTGTAGACTTAACTAACACTTACAACCAAAATGAGCCCCACCCATTCTGGGACTCAAAGATGGCTGCAATTAAGTTAGAAAATCACACACAGATTTTTGAAACTAAAAGAGCGTTAGATTTTGTTAAAGTAAAAGTAATGAAAGCCTCTAAGTATGTGGCAAACAGTTTGAAAGAGTGGGAAGATGGATTATATCCTGAAGCCACACATGTAATATACGATGAGGAACAAAGTTTAGCTATAAGAGCTACCAAGGCTCAAAAAAGAGCAAAAGCTTATAAGATAGCTGCGAAGCTAAATAAAGAGGACCAAATTAATATATTACAGGTTCTTTCAGAGAAATCTGTCAAAGGTAGGAGCCAAAACTTTCTCGATGTAGAGATTGACCAAGTTATAGAAGATAGGATAGATGATTTCCTAGAGATTACAAAGATGGATAAAAAGAGGCTTTACCTCAAATCAACCATTCTTGAATCAATCAATAGAAATGTTCTAACCAAAGAAGGTAACTCAATCTTTTACATGGGAGACCAATTAGGTTTTGATTTGGAGAGTACAATTAAGTACTTTGAAGACCCTCAGAACCAAAATATTAAAGTTGCGATTTTAGAAAAACTAAATAAGTAACATAAAACTAAGATATGACAATCAAAGGCATGCATTACGACTTCAAGCAGAAGTTAAATAAAATAGATTCTCAACAGTACAGAAATCTCAGAATTCCTGAGATAGACTGGAAGTTGAATGAAGCCATTGGTTTATATATCTTGATGATTGCGGAGCCAAAAGTTAGAAATAACTTCGGTTTCGAGATGAATCAAAGAACAATTGATGATATAAGAACTATTGTAAAGAATGGAGAAGACCTTACTGTAGCTGCAATAACAGGTACAGATGACTACTCCGCTGCTTTACCAAGTGATTATCAGCACTATGCAGGTCCAGATGTTATGACTATTTCCAATAATGGGTGCTCAACAGTAGCCCAGGAAATCAACCTGGTTCAGCATAATGATAATGCAGAGAATAGTTACTTTGACAAGCCTTCTTTTGAATGGAGAGAAGCCAATATTAGATTCTTTGATGGTGGGATTAGAATATTTACAGGTGGTGAGTTTACTGTAGATAGTT